GTATGAGTTCTTACTGTATTCGTTGTCCAAAGACATTGAGTTGGAAGAGTATGGAACGCTCAAAGATGCAATCGTGCAAAAACGTCCATCTCTCTACAAGGAACTGACCAAATGGTTCAAAGCCGAAGCATACGAAGACACAACCAAAGCTCCCATTGAGTTTTTGAATAAAGTGCGAACACCGTGCGGTCAGTTCACAGATAAGAACAAGTGTTCTAAATCCTCTTTGTGTGGCTGGCACAAGAACACTTGTAAGATCCGAGTTAAGCCCATTGTGGAAAAGGAAGCAGTTCTCAAACGAATTGCAACGACACTCCGTGATAACGACAAACAGCGTGCGCTGGTTCTCGATGGCCGGTTGTCTCCATTTTTCAGTACGATTTTATATTTGGAGATGCCCCATGAATGGATCACAACAGTGGTTTAGACCTTCTTGAAGTGAACCTTGAGGAAGCGCTGGAGATTGAGGTAAGTGACCTCAGTCTTGTCATCCACTCGGAGCAGCTTAGCAAGTGCTGCATTGGGTAGAATGCGTCGCTTGAAGGAAGGATCAAAGCAGCTGTGGCTCTTGACGTAGTCAGAGATGAACTTGGTCACCTCCGTCTGAGATCGCTTCTCGCCTGCCTTGATACCCATGAAGGAGCACAACTCATCGGTGAGTGGCTTCTGCTTGAGGAAGGCATTGTTAGCACGTCTAGCCTCCCAAGCAGTCCTTTGCTCAGGTGTAAGGGTTGCAGGGTCAACCTTGCGCTTCTTCTTGGAGTCGCGAGCCTCCTTCTTGGCCTGCTTGGCTGCCTCCTGAGTTGCCTTGACGGCATCACGAACACGGCTGGTGAACTCAGTGGAAAGTGCCTTGAGCTGATCGGCGAGTGTTGAGAGGAGAGCATCAGAGCTCTGGGCAGGAGCTGTTGCAGATGCGACTGCTGGGGCTGCAGCATTGGATAGAGTAGGAACGACGATCTCTGCCTTTGAGACAGAAACCTTCTCCTTCTTGGCCGCCTTAGGGGCCTTGGCAGCGGGTGCGGCTGCAGCGACTGGGGCCGCGGATGCAACTGGGGCGTCGGTCTTCTTTTGGGTCTTCTTGTCTCCAGCCATCTTGTTTGTCTTAGTAATAGAAGCAGAAGAGGACATTTTTAACGCGTTTGTTATGATTATTACCCTCCGCGGTCATGTAAATCATTTTTTAGCATCGGTACAATGCGGATAAAATTAAGAAAACGATTGTGTATGGATTCTTGTACAATCCGATCAACGATTGCAGTGTAGACCAGGAAAACAGAACATACCTCGATCCTGGTAAACTTAGAACCCTATCGTTATGCATATCTCGACAGAGATCCAAAGCGAGAGGGCGTAGTGGATCGTCTATAGGAAGTGTGAATTGTAGATCGCGAGTTAATACCATGAAGACTGAAATAAATTCAGAACGTTGATACTGCATCAATTCGGATGGATCTACGTCTAGAAACCCATTCATGTGAAAGAGATGACACAACTGATTGAGTTGTTTATCAATCGTAGGTACTGACAGAGGTACCTCATGATGTCGTTGTTTAAAGTAATAGAGTTCGTACATTCGTCTCATTGTATCGGACTCGATTGCAACGTTCGTGTAAGGATTGATCGGTCCAGGAGATTGTGAACACCATTTCCAAAGTGAATCAAATGAAAACCACCATACTTTTCCTTGTTCTTCGAATGAAAAGAAGTCCAATGGATATTGACGATCTTTTGCAGTCATTGTAATCAATTCCTCGTCGTTCATCAAGTGTTTTCGAGATAACACTCCAGATCCGGCTAATCGTAGTCGTAACCGCATGATCCATCCACGGATACAGGCTTGAGCTCGAATGACTTTAGGTTCGTGGACTTGGAGTGTTCTAATCCATAAGAGTGGAGTTCGTACTCGAGCATGACGACTACAAAAAGGAAGACCCTGCAATGCGTTGGAGGTACATCGATCGAAACTAAGATTTTTGACGGCCATACATGTTTGCATTGTCTTCTTTGTCGGTATCTCTTGAAAACTGGAAATTTGCGGTCAAAACGGATTCTCGGTTTTCCAAGATTGGACTAGTACAAACAACAGAATACAATGGCCACTAATGCAATCATCTCTTCTTCCAACCTCGACGTTAGCAAGATTTCATTTGGAGACATCCGTGCAAACAAAGCCGGAGGCAAGTCAGTTCCAATCAAGTACAATGGTCAATCTCTCCAGATCCGCCTTGAGAAAGCAACCTATCCTATGGGCGTTAACGTTCGTGTCTCTGAGAACGGTACTAACTACACACTCAGTCTTACACTCAAAGGATGCGATCCATTCGCAAAGGAACGTGCTACTGCAGAAAGCGGAACCGTCGGAACACTCTACAACTTCCTACAAGACCTTCAGAGCAAACTACTCGACACAGCTGAAGCAAACAGCGTCAAGTGGTTCGGTAAGAGCCGATCTCGTTCAGTGCTCGAGGATACGATGAAGCAGTTCATCAGTCCAAGCGTAGAGAAGGTTAATGGCGAGTGGGTTCCCACCGGCAAGTATCCTCCAAGTCTCAAGATGAAAGTTCCAGTCTATGATGGACGAGTTGCAATGGATGTTACGGACAGCCAAGGCAAAGCTGTCGCAGTCGATGTCGACAACATTACTAACGTGTTTCCCAAGCGAGTGGAAGCAAGTATTGTTGTAAGTCCTGGAGTCTATGTCTCAGGACAAGGCTGGGGTGTTACATGGCGTGTAAGCTACGCTCGTGTTGCACCTCCTCAACGCACAACTGCCGCTCAAGTCTTCGCAGATGAGATTGAGCAAGAGGTTAAGTCAGAACCTATGAGGGACTACCAAGAGGAAGAGCAGGAAGAGGAACAAGAAGTTCCGTATGTAGAGACACCGTCGGCTCCACCGGCTCCTCCTGCACCAGTGGTTTCGGCCCCTGCACCTGCTCCAGCAAAGAATCGTCGTCGTGTAGCTGGGGCTGTAGTATAAGCCATACACTTGAAGATCTAGGTGGAGTGTAGACAATTAAATCCTCGTCTACAAAAAGTACCTTTTTCAATTCTGGAAAGTCTAGACGGTCTGCAGTCATGATACAACCTTCTTTGCGTTCGAGTGATTTGGTCCCACAGGTTTGGCACGTATAGACTGTAGGCATATCCAACAACATATCCAACGTAACCACACGAACCTCTCCTTGCAAACATTGTTCTAAGATGCGTTCAGGTGTAGTCCATTCTTCATTAATAAATCGATCAAAGACAGCTCGTGGAAACAACGACCAAATATCATCAATCGATTCCCATCCATCTTCTTGAAGCAAGGTTCCGAAATCATTGTCTTTGAACCAAAGAATGTTAAAGTCTGCATGGTCTTTGAGTGAATGTTCTACACATCCAACTCGCTCCAAGCTATCGTCGTATAACCAATGTACATTTGCGTGCATATATCGCGGATCACGTGTTCCTCGATACACTTCGCGTCCATCCATATCCCAACTGTCTGCAATCACATCCAAGTCGTTCTCTGTAATTCCACTTCCGATATCTGTATAGACAAATCCAAGTTGGGTTCTTGAAAGCATTACTCCTTCTCAAGTTTATGCGAATGATACTGAAACGCGAACATCATGTCGACAAATCGTTTTGGTCGCTGAACGTGAGAGTTCGTGTCGTTTGGTCTTACCCTCTGACTTAGTAAGAACGGTTGAACATTCGTCCATATCTTTTTGAATCTCAGCAAAATGTGCGTCAATGTATGCGAGGACATCGTCTTGAATGGCCCATTCGAAAAAGCTGAGTTGACCGACCGTTGTTTTCATATCCATGAACTGAATACGCTTCCAACGACAGAACGGATCAAACATCTTTTTGCTGTATGCCTTCAGATGTGACTTGTAGGCCAAATAGACGATCACATGACGTCCGGTTGTGGTTGTATACGAAACATTATGTTTCTTCGCATAATTGGTCACAAACCAGTCGATCAATCGTAAACTCACTTGCGATTCACCTCCGATAATTGCACGAACGCGTTCAAGAATAGTAGGGTTGCTGTAAAACACCGACAGTCGATGTAATACAAGTTGTTCTTTGCTTTGGATCTCCATGGTAGAAGTGCGTTGGTTCATTGAAAATGGGTTAGACAAGAATATAACAAAGCTTCATGAGTGCCGTATTTAGTTCTCATTTGGGCGTTGAAATTGCAGACATCCAACCCTTCACTCAAGAACTTGGCGAAACTATCGAGGCTATGAAACTCAAACTCGTCAATGAAACGAAGTTGTTAGAAGGGATGGAGGTTCCGCAATACGGTAAAGGAGAATGGTCTATTGAAAACGGACTTTCGGACACGACGCAGAAGAGTGATCAATGGAAGAGCGCCTCACAGAATGGCTGCTCGACAACCGACCCTATACACATCTTAATCACAGACTCAAACATTTTATCCTCTTTTGCAAGACCCTTGAACCGAGACTCTCCTACACTGTACTCAAACGACACATACTCACCATCGTCGACCGAATCATGCTCGGCGAAGTCGGACGATTGTGGCAAAGAGACCGATGCTACGAACGAGTGTTGCGAATGTACGGTTCCAACGATCAGCGCACGGATGGATGGCACGCCAAGCGAGGCGAAATGATTACTGCCTCTGAAGTCTATGGCGTCTTTGGTTCAGAGTCTGCTCGTCGTGAAGTCATGATGCGTAAGTTAGAACCACGTCCTCCAGGAGATGGACCTGGTATTCCTGCATTGTTATGGGGAACTCGATTTGAACCGATCGCAAAGCGTATCTACGAAGAACGAACCAACTGCACAATTACCGATGTATCCTGCGTTCAACATCCAGTGCATACATTTCTAGGAGCCTCTCCAGATGGTCTGATTGTTCCCAATGATGCCGCGGATATTAAACGCTACGGTCGTTTGGTTGAATTCAAGTGTCCGATTAGTCGTGCAATGAAAGCTGAAATCCCTCCAGGCTATGTACACCAAATGCAGATGCAAATGGAGTGTACAGGGATTGATGAATGCGAGTATGTAGAGTTCAGATTTAAGCAAGTCAATTACTCTGAATGGACCAAGACGACTGAAGTGAAAGGAGCCTTCACAGTCTACGAGGACGGCAAGGTACTCTACGATCAAGAAATTTATGAAGACACGACTCAAGTGGTGTATTGGATTCTGGGTTCGATTAAGGAAGACTTTGTGCCTAAGGATCCAGAATGGCTGTCCAAACATTTGGAAGGATTACGACAGTTCTGGAATGAAGTGTTGGACCATCGCAAACACGGAACTCTACCACCAAAACCGGAAGAGAAGAAGATGGCTAGTTTGGATTTGTAGGAAGTGATTCCATTTACTACAATCCAGATAGATATGTGTAAACTATGACCATTACTTTCGTATCTTCGTTTATCAGCTTAGATGAATCGCGTCCAGTGGATAAATCGGTTGATCGTTATTTTGATCTATTTAACCAACTCCAATCGACTGGAATTCGATTTCACCTCTTCTTAAGCCCTAACTATAGAGGAAGAGTCTCTCTAAAAAATGGCATCATTGAGTATATCTCGTTGAAAGACTTGAATGCGTATGCGAATGCTCCCTCTGGACTTCCAGACTATCGTAATGCTCTTCACGATACTCGCAACTTTTTGATTCTCATGAACTCCAAGGTTGAGCTTGTGAAACGAGCGATGGATTCACAGATGCACTCTTCCAGTCATTTTGCATGGATTGATTTTGGAATCTGTCATATGTTTCGAACACTGGAATCCTCTCTTACACAGATCCGTCAACTTGGAAAGACAACTCTACCCACTCCATGTATGTTGGTCCCTGGATGTTGGAACAAGCAAGAAGTTGCTCTTTCCAATGTAAGTTGGAGATTCTGTGGAAGTTTGTTTATTGGAGATCGAGCATCCATTGAAGAATTTCATCAACGTCATACTCAAGTCTATTCAAACCTCCCTCATCTAACCTGGGAAGTCAATGTATGGGCTAGTATGGAAAGTCTTGGATGGAGTCCAACCTGGTATAAAGCAGATCATGATGATTCAATCGTTTGGACTCCGTATACGAGCGGAATTGTTCGAGTTCATTCAAAGGTGCCACTCTATTGGGCTGGTGGATATAGTTCATTCTACCCTGCAAGTGCAATTGAACAGTTTGTAGTTCAATCCATACAATCCTGTTCACCTTCTGTTTCAGTTGTCTTCTCTCAGTCCGATGGACTGATTGGAGAGGAAGCCTATTCTCAATTATCCGATACTCATCATGCAACTACACGTGCAGAGAAAGAGTTTGAAAAGTTAGAGTCCAGTGCACGCTACGGTACGACTCCAATTGTAGCCATGTTATGCACTCGTCAGTTTAACCGTCCTAACTTATTACTCTTGCCTTTGGATGACGATACGTTCAATCGCGGACTTAGAGCTGTGTTACAACCCTTTCATTTCCCAACTTGGGAAGATCGCAAGCCACTTGCATTTTGGCGTGGTGGATCCAGTGGATGTGATCGTCCAACAATTCGTATGCGAGTTGTAGACAAATTACAGGACGTTCCGTATGCAGACGTCAAGTTTACTCCAGGTGGATGGCCTGAGAACGACGCCTTGATTCCTAAATCACAGTTTGTCGCTGAACGTTCAGACCTCGCCAAACATTTCGAATACAAGTATATTTTCATCTTGGACGGAAACTGTATTGCGTCTGCTCATCAATGGGTGTTTGGGTCAGGATCCGTTCCAGTTATGGTTACG